CTTCGGGATTATCTGTACGATAGCGAGGTTACGCCCGCGAAGATTCTCCAGTTCCAGTCCTAATCCATGCTTAACCAAACTTATGGGTCGTCTCTTTCGGGACGGTTCATTAGTGAGGCAGGCGTGGACTGGGTTGGGCTGGTGAATGCTTTCGGAGACCACGACTGGAGTTTCATTGGTGCTATGGCCCTTTTGGGCCTAGTCGCCATTGCTATCTCCAGAAGTCGTTAACGAACATCTTCCCAGATGTCCGCGGATGAGTGCCTATTAACCCTGGCACTCGGAAGAGCTTATAGACTCGTAATGTACCACCTTTGTAACAAAGGAGTCACATGAAAAGTACGATAGCTCTCCTACGAAGTCTCTTGGATGATTTCAAGAGACTGAATCCTGGTGTGAAAGGCCTCGATCGTGATCTAATTACGATCGAGAAGAGGTTCGAAAACGAGGGCTTTGGCTTCCTAGCCAAAGCCTTACCGATGTTAGATGAAGCCCTACTATTGGGGTTATCGTCTCATCAGTTCACCTGCCCCGTTGGCTTTAAACCAGTCAAAGGGGGAACAATCCCGAGATTTCTCTCAGGTATGTTCTGTGAGGTTTTCGATCCGTTCACCGGGACGCTTAAAGAAGCACCTGATTTTGGTGTCCTTAAGAGTCTAAGACTACTCTTGAGATTCTTTAAGAAAACTCAAGTATCTGCAGAAGATGAGGACATTCTTCATCAGAAGGCGGTGAACGAGTTTTACCAGTGTGATGAGCGTGCAAGTAGGGTTCTTATACCCGACAGGCACGACCATCTCATTGGTCGTGTTTGTAAGATCCTTCTAAACTCCCTCAACTCTAAGGAAGTCCATCATGGAAAATACAAACACGGTCCCGGTGCTGTCTACGAAGGTTACAAAGCGAACGAGAAGTTCGCCGCTTTGTGGGAATCCATCAGAAGTGATGATCCCCTACTCCATCGACTCGGTCTATGGGGAACGGGTAGTGATACCTTGTTCTCCTTCGACCGTCTCGAGGAGACTGGCCCTTGTGAAGACTCTGCTAGATCTGCAGATCTCATACGGTCAGTCTTTCCAGAAAGCCTTCCCCGGAGTAAACCGGGAACGAGCCACTCGAATATTCGTGAGAGTATTCGACCAACTCGCAGGCGTTCTGGTGGTAGTCCCTCCTTCGTGGACAGAGCTTCGAGAGGCATTGCGAGA